AATCAGCCGTTCATGCGTTATCGATGACTTCAACAGATATGTTACTCGTCCTTTAGAAATAAGCTACGTATCAGACGTTAGACCTTTACTTCGTAGAAGTTTAAAAAATCAAGTTGAGCGTTGCTGGAATGAATATCAGAAGAGAACTCAGGAAGTAACTCCTGAAAAAATCAGAGAACTTGCCAATGAGATTTTATCACACAAAGCTGAATTCCTAGAGAAAATTAAAGAAAGTCCAGCTGTGGTATACGTTAGAAATAATGTTCCTAACTTTGATGCAGTTTTATGGCAGTTCACTGATAACAAGTTTTATGGTTCTCGTTGGTTAGACTTACCATCAGATAAAACTCCTGATGATTACCGTAAAGCTCTAGAAGCTAAGAGACGCGAAACTGATGCAATTTCTGCTTACTATGACAGAATTGGACACTGTGATTGCTAGGAGATAGATATGAATTTAAATGAAACAAGTATGGATGTATATCGCCATTATGTAGGAAAAGCTAAAAATTTCAAAGAATTTAAGGATTTCTGCTTAATGAATAATATTCATGTTAAATGTATTAGATGTAATGAAGACGCATTAAGCAATTGTTATAGTTTAGCTGGTGCAAGAGAAGTAGGAATTTCTGGATTTTGCGAAAAGTGTTTTGATGAAATTTTCAAATAAATAATGTTCAATTCCTTATAAAAATATTGATTTTTATTTTTAATATAATAATATAAAATTAATATAAAAATAAAAGGATTATAAAATGGACATTGCTTATATCGTTAAGAAATTAGAATCAAAACAGAATATTTCTGAACCGGAAATTTATGAAATACAGGAATATTTAAGTGATATTATGATTGCATTAGATAGAAATGACAAAATTGATGATCGCTTTTTTGAATTGTATAATTCATGTGTAGATAATTTTAATTCATGTGGACTAAAAGAATATAATGATATCAGTGAAATTAATTCTGATATTATTGTACAAGAATTCAAATATAAAGTTCTAAGTAAAGTTGCAGAATTACATAAATCATACATTAGAGAACTATATTGTATGATTGAACCAATTGATGAAAATCAAAAGGAAGCATAATGATTATTGAGATTAAAGATATTCCACAAGGTAAAAAGATTAAACATCTTTCTGTTGATATCGATTTTACAGATTCGGAAACTTCTCTTGAAAATGAAATTAAGCCTATTGTAAAAACAGTTTCAGAGAAAATGCCTGTTCCTGAAAAGGTTGTAAAGGTTAAGAAGACTTCTGAAAAAGTTTCACAAACTCAGAATTCAGAGATTGAACAGAAAACTGAAAAATTAGATTCTTTACCTGAGGTAAATATTACAGACAGAGAAGAAAAAGCAATTCCAGAAGAAATGACTAATTTGGAATTTTAAAGGAAAATAATGTTTAAACTTAACATTGAGTGTACGAAGGATATATCTTTCTTAAAGATAAATTTTGCTGATGGCACAAGTACGGTAATTGAAGATAATCCATCAGCATCTTCGTTGTCAAAAGAAACAAAGAAAAAGGATACTGATAAAAAGGAACCTAAGAAAGAAATTAAGGAAACTAAAGAACATAAAGATTATAATCGCAAAAATTACATGGGTGATGATTTACTTCCTATTAATGATGGTGACAGTAATTTCATGTATAAAAATGCTCAAAATGTTAAGTTGCCAGAATTACCTGATATAGATAGGCCAGTAAAAGTTGCTGATGAATTACAAAATTTAGATATTTAAATCTTGATTTTTATTTTATATATTATATTATTTTAATATCTATTTTAACAATAGAATAAATAATTTAGATTTTTTCGATTTGTTTTCGATCTTGAGGATTAATTTTATGAAGACAATTTTAGGGTTAGACATAGGTTACGGCCATGTAAAATGTGTATTAAGCACATCGGATGGTGCAGTACAGAAGATTTTTAAATTTCCTTCTTGTATTGGAATTACTGCCCATAATGAGTTCGTAAGCGATAGTCGTATTTTGGATTATAAAGAACACAGTTATTATGTTGGTGAAGACGCATTAAATCTTCCTTCAGAAAATCTTGTTGATATTACTGAATATAAGAATTTAGAGTATTATGCTCCAGTATTTTTATATAAGGTTCTAAAGATGATTGAAGTTGTTCCTGATGTAATTGTTACAGGTCTGTCAAAAGCACAGATTCAGAATTCAGGATACTTTAAAGAGGCAATTGCAAATTTCGATGTAAATTCAGAGCATTTTGAGTTCAATTCGATTTATGTTCTACCACAGGGTGCAGGTTCTAAGTTAGCAATTGATAAGTACGGGTATGATTTCCCAACCCCACAGACTGAATTTACTGGTGCAAGTAATTATGTAGGTTGTGATATCGGATTCAGTACATTAGATCTTTTCAGAGTAACTGATGGTAAGACTTCTCCTTCAGTATTTGAGGGTATTGAACATCAGGGTATTATGAGAATTGCTACTATGTTAGCTTCTAAGATTAAAGATGAGTTTGATCGTCAGATTTCTTTACATGAAGCTCAGGAAATTCTTGATACTGGCATTTATAAGTTACGCGGTCAGAAACATGATATGGCAGCTACAATTCTTGAAATTAAGAAAGGCTATATCAAAAATCTAATTGAGTTAATTGAGAACCGTTATGGAAAGATTTTAGATAAGTGTGATTTCATCTTCTTAACAGGTGGTGGTTCTGCTTTCTTTAATACAACTGAAAATGGTTTCATTAGAGTACCTAAGTCACATTATGAGTACTACAACGCAATTGGTTTCTCACTATGGGGCCAGCAGAACGCAAAATAATTAAAAATATTTAAAAAAGATATTGATTTTTATTTTTTAAATTATATAATTATTTGTAAATAAAGGAATGAAATTCAATAGTTTATTTCATTCCGATTTGTAAATTTGATTTTGTTTTATTTCGAATTTTTCGATAAGTTTTCGATCAGGAGTTAAAATGTTTAATGAGAATTGTTTAGCAATTTTAAGACAGGTTAATGCTATCACAAACACTATTAAGTTAACATATCCAGTTACTACAGTTTCTGATGATGCAAGAAGTATTTTTGTTCAGATTCCTGTTTCTGAGATTGATGCTGATGAGTTTAATGATATTACATTAATCGGTAAGTTCGATAGATTTTTAAATTTATTTAAGCTATTTCCAAATACAAGAAAGGTTGATATTTCAGATGATGTATTAAAGGTTTCAGGAAACGGAAATTCAGCAGGAATTATTTTAAGTGATCCTATTCTATTTCCAGACGACTTAGTTGTGAATGCATCACAGTTCAGTAAGACAATGGAGTTTCCATCAGTTGTTGATGTTGATCTAACTGTTTCAGATATTAAGCAGATTAGAGAAGCGATTTCAGTGTTCAATGACAGTGATTATCTTTCATTTAAGTCAGTTGATGGTGAGTTAGTAATTTCACTGAATTCTACTTCTACATTTAATTCACAGTCTGATTCATTCGATATTCAGAAGTCAGTTCCTACTTCAAAGGAATTCTGTGTTGATCTTGATATTGATAATTTCTTGAAGATTCCTGTAAGTGATTATAAGCTTTCAATTAAGTATAATGAGTCACAGGATGCTTATAGATTTATTTTAAGCAATAAGAATTTAGAAAACTTCCAGATTATTTTATCAAAACGTCAGAAGTAATATAAATAATTCAATTAAAAGGTGTTTTGTAGTTCATCCTTTTAGTTAAGTTCGGAAAAACTACAATGTGTTTTTTGATTTATTCGAGGATAATAATTATGTCATTTGATACTAACATGTTCGATTTTAATTCTATGAAGTCAGCTTTAGGTGGTGATCCATTTGCAGATGCTACCAGAAAGTATGAGACTGATGATAGATTCTATACTCTTCCAAAGAATGAGGATGGTGCTGGTGTAGCAATCATTGCATTCCTTCCAGATGCTGAGAAGCGTCCAATTCAGCAGATGAACAAGATCAATACCACTATTACAAAGAATGGTAAGAAGCGTTTCGTATCAGAGTGGTCTCCTTCAACTATTGATCGTCCATGTCCTTTCCATGAGAAGTGGCAGGAACTTTGGAATGCTGGTGATAAGGAAGGTGCAAGACTATATGCTCGTTCAGTTCGTTACATCACTAACATTAAGGTTATCAAGGATCCTAAGAAGCCAGAGAATGAAGGTAAAGTATTCTTATTCGACATGTCAAAGACAATGAAGGATAAGTTGATGAATGCATTACAGCCTAGCGCTGAGGATTTAGCATTAGGTGCACAGCCAAAGGAAATCTTCAATCCATTACGTGGTTGGGTATTTGTTCTAAAGGCTGTAAAGGGTGCAAATGGTATTACCAACTATGATTCTTCAGAGTTCAAGAAGTTCGATCCAAATGATCCTAACATGACTATTTATGGTTCAGTATCTGAGGCATCTGTTCAGGAAACTGCTCAGAAGTGTGTTGATGATATTAAGAACAATACTTATAAGTTAAGTGATTTTACTAAGCCTGAGTCATTTAAGTCATATGAGGAATTACAGAACAAGCTTGCATGGGTTAACTTCGAGAATGTAGGTTCAGGTTCTAATTCTAATTCAACCGTAACAGTTGCTCAGCCAAAGACTGAAGCTCCTGAGATTAACGCAGCTGTTTCTACTCCAGCTCCAGTTGCTCAGCCAGAACCTCAGGTTGCTCAGACTACACAGGCACCTCAGCCTGCTGCTAAGGCAACAAATGTAGATGATATCTTAGATGGTCTACTTTAATTAAATTGTCTTAATCTAATTGCTAGTAACGAAAGTTACTAGCTTTTTTAAAATAAGGATGTTCAATGATCTTAGTAGATTTTAGTGCAGTAATGCATCAGATGGTTTTTTCAAGTATTAATCTTGCTAAACCAAAGAAGAACAAAGAAACTCATAAGTATATTACAGATGATTTTATTAAAGTTGCTGAATACAGAATTCTTGAAGAATTGTTCAATATTCAAACTCGTTTTTCATCTAAATACAAAGATATTGTGTTATGTTTAGATAACCACACAGCTAAAAATTGGCGAAAGGATATTCTAAGTACTTATAAATCTAAGCGTAAGCAGGAACACCAAGATTCTGAAATTAACTTCTCAGAAGTATATGAAAAAATCGATGAGTTAGTTGATCAGATTGACAAGTACGCTCCTTGGAAAGTAATTGATGTTGATTCTGCAGAAGGTGATGATTGTATTTTAGCGCTTGCAAAGAATTATGCTAAAATTGAACCTATTTTAATTGTGTCTTTCGATAAGGATATGATTCAGGCACAGAAATACGGAAATGTGAAGCAGTTTAATCAGTTAACAGGTAAGTTCATTACAGTAGAAGAAAAGAATCATGATGATATTAATTCATGGTTGATTGAACATGTATGCTTAGGTGACGCTGCTGATGAAGTTCCAAGAATTGTTGACAATATTCAGTTTAGTTCAAACTTTAAGAGTTATTTAGAATCAAAGAAAATTGATATTGATGAATTCAAATTTGCGAAGATGTCAAATCTTGAAAAAGAAGAAGTTGTAGGAGATTTCGATATCTATCAGAAAGATAGAAAAGGAAATGATACTGTTCTTGACATTTATACAAAATTACGTTTTGGTCCAAGTAACTTAAAGAAAGTTATTTCTGAGTATAATGGTCTTGAAAATTGGTTACATTCAAATCCATTATTAGAATATAATTTTAATATTAATAAACAATTAGTTCTAGGTGAATACATTCCTGATACTATTGAAAAGAATATTATTCAGACATATAAATCTTCAAGCAATAAATACGATGAGGAATTTAGAAAATACCTAGAGAATGAACAGCTTGGAAATATTCTGACTATTCTTCCATCAAATTTCTCTGATGGTAAGGAAATTTCAGTTGATGATTTCTTATGGTAGTTTAATGAATTTAATCTGAGTTAATCCGAAGGAAAATATATGGAACATAGTACTAACTATAATTTATGCTTTACAACTATGAATCAATTTCTTGATTACATAGAAAAAGTTATGGATAAAGTTAATATTTTTGAAAGTCCTGAACTATGTGTTCTTGAAGTTAATCAAAATATTGTACCTAAATTACTCAAATTAGAAAAGATGCTTGAGCAATTTAAAGTAACGTCACAAAGTAGATTAACTGACGAAGAGTACAAAGTTTTATATTCGATTTATGATACTAGAATTGCAAGTTATGATATTAAATTACTAAAGAAATTTAACTTGAATAAAGTATTTGAAATTATTCAGAATGTAAAGACTATTTTGCTTGGTTTAAAATAGTTCAATTTTAAACTGATTTAAATCGTATTATTTGTATTAAAGTATTGATTTTTATTAATATTATTATATTTTATATTAAATCAATACTTTATTAGGATCAAAATGTTAGATTTAGTTGATAAGAAATATTTTAAGTTAGCAATTGGTAATAATCTCGGAAGAGAAACAGACGTAGATATTAGTGCTAAATGTCCAATTTGTGGTGATTCAAGAATTCATGCAAATGAAAAACGATTACATTTGTATTCTAAAAATGGTATAACATTAGTCCACTGTTTTAATGGTGATTGTAGAGTTACACCACAATCTCTTGATAAATTTCTAAAATTTTTCTATCCTGATTTATACAGTTCATACAGAAGAGAGAAAAGCTTTAGAAACATTAGTAATTTTAAAAATACATTAATGAGTTCAAGTTCCAGTTACGAATCAGGATCTGAAACAGAGGATATTTTTAAGAAAATTAAGTCAGATATTGATAAAAATAACGATAAGAATACTAATGAGAAATCTCAGAAAAAGTACGATGTTGTTAATTTAGCAACTTTTGATTATAGCTCATATTTTGTAAATATTAAGAATTCTAAAGAAGCTATTTCGTATTTGAATTCAAGACAATTTAATTTAAATGATATAGAAGGTCTCGGTGATTGGTATATATCTAAAATAAATATGAATATAGGTGAAAGATTTTACAACCTTAAAAATTGCTTGATTATTCCTTTATATGCACCTTTAGATGAGTTAGGTTCTAAATTTGCTATGTATGGTTTTTATTCAAGATCAATTGAATCAAAGACATTTTGCACATTTATGCCAGAAGCAAATCAGGGATATAAAATTTGGAATTGGTTTAACATTAATAAAGAAGAGCCCGTATATATTTTCGAAGGAATATTCGATGCTTTAAGTGCATATAAATCAGGATTGAAAAATGTAATTGCATGTATGGGTGCTACTATTCCGGATGAAAGAATTAAGGAATTGAAAGATCCAGTTTTCTGTTTAGATAATGATAAGACTGGGTTTTTAAATGCACTTAAATATTGCAAGAATCATAAAGTTTTGGTTCTTCCTGATAATGTAATTCAGAAAGACATGAACGAAATTATGAAAGCTGGATACGACGTAAAATCATTAATTCAGAACAATATCTTTAGAGGTATTATGGCTGAAGTTAAAATTAGAAAGAAATTATAAAGGTGAAGTATGAAAATTGCTGTTAAGAAGAGTAAAGAGTTAAGCGTATATACCATTACTATTCATGACGATATAAAAGATGGTAAGTACGAAGTTAAATTTTCAGTTGATTTAAGTGGCAGAATTATTCCACAAAATTCATCTTTAACAGATAAGTTTAAGTTTGTTACGGAAGATGGAATTGAATATACTTTATGGAATGATGAAAATTATTCATATGTAATGCCTGATGTTAAATTATTTGAGTTTATTAAAATATATAATTTAGTAACTAATTTTGCAAACAATAAAGATGCAGTTGTAAAATTACTAAATGATTACAACAAGAAAGCTGTTGAGAATTTAGAAAGCAAAAAAGATTAAAATATTTTTAAAAGGTATTGATTTTTTAATTATAATATATTATAATTATATCATAAAAACATTTATTACATTTATTACATTTATTAAATTTAATTAGATAAGAATGGAGAAAATCATGAAGTGTTTTGAAATCAAGAATCAGATCATTAACTTAGACCATGTGTCAAGCATTGCGTTTGATAATGAAAATTATCGAATTATTTTCAACCTTGATTATGGTGTAGAGATTGATGTAAATTCTGCAGTTAAGGGTAAGAAAGTTAAGAAGTTGATCACTGATTACATCTATGTAAACTTTGATTCATTAGAGGATTTCAGTTCAGCTACTGCGAAATTAAATGAAGTATTATCAAAGATTTCTAATTTCATTAAGAAGCCAGCATCCGGAAATGGATACATTAATTTAAACAGAGTTTCTAGTGTTAAGTTTGATAATTCAAAGAATCGAATTATTTTCAACTTTGCAAATTCAATCGATTTTATGAATCATAATGCACAGAATGCTCAGTTTAAGATTACATCAGAGTTTATTTATTGTGATTTCACCGACCCTGATAAGTTTACAGCTGAATCAGAAAGTGTAAAGAACGCAATGCTAAAGTTATAAAGGAGATATAGATGGACGAATTAGACAACATTTTAAATGATTTAGATAATGTTGAAAGTTCAACTCAGACAATTTCTGAAGAACTTCCTGAAATTCATGATGCGATTCCAGAGGTAGAGCCAGAAGAGAGTTCAACTCAGACTACTGAAAGTGATTCTGATACTGAAGTATTATCTGAAGATCAGAGAGATGCTGAGCACAATATTAACTTAGATCCAGTTTACGAGGAAGACAACACTGATTATTTAATGTCTAAGGAAACTGCTGAGTTATTCCTTGAGTTCGGTACTAGATATTTAAATCTTATGTTAGATCGTAAGAAGATTGGTGAGGATGTAAAGGCTCTTAAGCAGGAATTTGCTGAACAGGGTGTAAGTGTAAACGCTGCTGTTAAAGTTTTGAATTCTATTAATTCCGAGCATAAGAGATCTGCAACCGAATTAGCTGAGATTGAGAAGCTTCGTGATTTATTCAAGAAGTCAAAGAATATTATGGATCAAATTTCTGATTTAAGTGCAAAGGATTAAAAAATGGCAGATGTAGAATTCACTGATAAAAAGCTTAACAAAGTACTTGAGAAGTTAGGCCATGTAGAAATTAGACATGCTAAAACTAAATCAGTTGGTCGAGCAGGTGAAAAATGGGAGTATTATGATGTTGAACTTCTTACAGTTCAGCCTAGTTTAACTATTAATTTAACAGTTGAAGATACTCCTGAATTTTCTTCGATTTATGAGATTAAATTCGACGAATTCAAGATTAAGAACACTCGCGAAATTAGAGCATTGAGTACAGTAATTAAGTCATTATCCGAGTTTGTTTTATAATTTAAGGTTGGGCTCGAAAGGGCCCAAATTTCAGGAGACAATATGAAAAAGAAAACAAAAATCAAGAAAAGAAATTTTGTACAAATGTATGTACAGGAATTTAATACTCCACAAATTTTTGATGATAGAAAAGCAAAAATGAAGAGAGGTTATTCTAAACATAAAAAGCGAATTTATTCCGTGTATGAAAAGAAATTAAATATTTAAATATTTTGATATTATATAATAATTAAATATTTAATTTTTTGATAAGATTTAAATTTTAAATAGGATTTGATATGAAATTCGCTCCATACAGCTTTAGTAAATTAACAACATTTGAAGATTGCCCACAGAGATTTAAATTTCAGTACATTGATAAAATCAAAAGAGACGATCGTAATGAAGCTTTAATTAAAGGTTCAAATGTTCACAATATTCTTGAAAAATTCGGAACATATAAGCTAGACAATACTAAAGAAGAAAATATCGTTAGAAATTTTGTCAAGTCCGAAATTGCAAAGAAATATCTACCAAGTCTTGTAGGAATTGAAAAATCAATCAGAGAAACTTCAATCGGATTAGATGAGAATTTTGAACCATGTTCTTACTTTAGTAAAAGAGCTATATTTAGAGGCAAAGTTGATTTCATTTGTAAAATAGATAATGTATTAAATATATGTGATTACAAGACAGGAAAATACAAAGACGAAGTATATCAGGATTACAGACAATTACTTTTGTACTCCTTGTATTTTTTCAAAAAGTACGCAAGTATTGATACTATTCGAATTTCATACATCTATGTTGAACACAATTTAGAAAACTCAATGATACTAGAAAGAAAGTTTCTAGACAAATACATTGAGACTCTTTCTAATATGATTAATAATGTTGAAACAGCTACAGAATATAATAGAAAAACAAAATTCTGCAACTGGTGTCCATATAAGGATTTGTGCTATCATCCTGATGGTGTAGTTAAATCCGTTTAAAAGGTATAATTGGATCTAAGAAATATTAAAATTCAAATATTTCATATAATAGAAATTTTCAGTTAACTGATTTAGTCTAGCATTTGAAATATTTGAAATATGTACACCATTCTGTTTATAGATGTCTATAATACGCCAACCCTCCCATTTAGGAAAATCTGACTTCTTAATACCTAAATAACAGTAATAAAGTTTTTGGGGGTTTGTCTCAACTTCTTTCTTAAAATATTGATTAAATTCTTCCATATTATCTTTTTTGTTTTTAAGTTATACTCAATTTGATTTTTATTATATATCACAGAATCAAAAACTGTATCTAGACATGAAATGCGAAGGTTTCGAAAGAAGTCGAAATATGATTTTATTTATTTCGCTATTTTTTTGATAGTTTCTAATTTCTGTTAATCATTTTCAGCTGATCCTGAAGTAACTGAATTCTACCATTATCGATATTATTTTTTACAGTCTGAATTTCATGCTGAATATTTTTAACATTATCATCAATATTTCTGTTTTGAGTATTTAAGTCGTTTAACTTAGTTTCTATATTTCTAAGTTGATTTATAATACTAGAAAATTGGGCGCTTTCAAATGAATTTAACTTGACAATTTCTTCGTTGTTCATTTTAGCTTGAGTATGAACATTTTCTAAGTTTTCGGATTTGGCTATTTCATCAAATTTAGCCTTTAATGGAGCAAGTAAATTCTTCACCATCCAGAAAATAATTATACATGCTATGATTGTCCCGGTACCTGAACCCAAAGTACCATTTTCAAGCATGGTTGTTAAAATTGATGCAATGTCCTGAGAATTCACTTTTCAATCCAAAATGTTATAAATCTAAATATATTTATATTAAAAAATATTTTATATATTTTTTGATTTTTGCTCTTGAATTTTATGAATTAAATATTATTTAATATATAGGATATAAAATAGTTTTATATCTTTTGCTAGTATGCAATTTTTACGAGATGTTTAAGGCGAGATGCCTAAGGAAAATTAAAATGACAAACTTTCTATTCGGTAAAGATCCATTCTTTAATCTATTTGATGATATTGACTTTGATCAGTTACGTCCTGAGAGACTTCTATCTTTAAATGATAAAGTTCAGCGCTATCCTCTAACAAATCTAGGTCGTGATAAAGACAACAATTTAGTAGTTGAAATTGCTTGTGCTGGTTTTAGTTTAAATGAACTAAGTATTCAGACCGAAGACAACATGATCATCATTAATGGCCATCATGAGGAAAAGACTTCTGATGTTAAGTACATTCAGGAACACATCAGTTCTACAGACTTTACACGAAAGATCTACATGATTCCTTTATACGTAGGTGGTCAGATCACTGCTTCTTTAAATAACGGTATTCTAACTATCGTTGTTAAACCGGTAGAGGAGAAGAAACCAAAGACTATTTCTATTTCTGAAGGTTTACCTTATAAGAAACAGGAACAACTTGAGGATAAAACTAAAGAAGAGGTTATTGAACAGTAAAATTTAATCTTTTCAGAAATGCTCCGAAATGGAGCATTTTTTATGTTTAAATATTTTTATTTTTTTTTTTTTTAATATTTTTAAAAAAAATCCTTGATTTTTATTTTTAATTATATTATAATTATATCATAAGATAAGAAAATTAAGAAAGGATATAGATTATGTTATTCAAAGATTTACCAATTTTCGATTACGATGATGATACTACAGTAACCGTATCACATAATGGTTCTGATTACTTAGAAATATCTGTTGCTGATGTTAAGAAGTTCGAGAATGTAGAGGTTGAAACTTTCAATATTGATGATTTCGATGATGAAGTTTTTATCGAAGTTCGAGTATCTGAAATTGATTTCGATAAAATGAAAGATGTTTTACCTGAGTGCTATTTTAATTAGATTGAGGATAAGAATATGAAATATTTAGTTACCGATCCTTGCTACTTACTAGATTTAGATCCAGTTAATCGTGATTCTATTTGGCACAACTGTATGAACGATATGTACAATGGTGATACTGGTTCTGATAAATACGAAGATAGAACCAATTATACAGGTGTTCAGAAGATTTTATCAGAAGCTCTTGGTGTAAACATTCTGAGAGTATCTGATACCGGCTATGGTGATTGGTCTAATACCCTTTTATCTGGCTCTAAGCACATCAAGGTAATTAAGCCTGATTTCTTTGCTGACGCAGGTATGATGTGTGTAGTAGAGGTTAATGAGAAGCTAGAAAACTTCCTAAAAGAGAATGATATTGGTGCTATCTTTGAGAGTGATGTACCTATTTCTGTTAGTGTCAATGATGAAGATAGAGGTTGGTATGTTCTAAAGATTATGGATGAAAAGGGTTGGCACGAGTTAGCAACCTCTGAAGAACCAGAACAAGAAGATGAAGATGAAGAATTTTATCGCCGTTGGGGTTATTACCCATGGGAAGAGTCAGAGCAGGAAGATGACGACTCCTATGATTACGAAGACGATGACGTAAGGTGCTAAAGATGAACAAGTTTATATTAGGGTTATTATTTCTTACATCCTGTGCCTTTGCTAAGGATATTACCGTTGATGTGATTGAAACCAAAGACGGTATTGATATTGAAAAGACTATGGACCGTTGTAACAAAATTGCTTCTCAGTTTAATCATAAGTACGGAACAGTTCTAAGGTTTAAGGAAAAGACACTTTACGGATCAATTCATGGCGGTACTTTTGGCGAAATTCGTGATACCACGCAGATCACCTTTGAATTATTGGAGAGATAGAATGTTAATTAAGACCTTTCTAAAGATGATGAACGGCACAATTATCGTCGAGGGTAGTTGCGAAACTGAAGATTATGTAATGGGAAATGACCGATTAAAAATTCACGTAGATGGTGACGAAAATACATATAAAAGTGTAGATGAACTACCTAATAAGAGAGTTCACGTGTATGATTGGACATACACATTTTCTCATTTCGACCCTGATTTTTTAGAAATTTGGTGTGAAAATAAAGGAACACAACTATGCAATTAAAGATCACTTTGCATACTTTATTAGAAAGTCTGTATCTTTGCGATGAGTTCGCTGAAAAGAAAGTGACTCTAATTGACTCTAAGAGAAAGATTGAAATATCTCTAGGAGTATTACGAGAATTTGTGAATGACCCTTATACTCTGCCTACAAACTTGTGGAAAGTGTATAATGACAGCACGATTAAGGTAGTAGAAGATTGGGTGAATACTCCAGATGAAATAAGGATTTATTTACGTGCCGATTTCAGAAAGTACAATTATATGTTAGAGGATTAGAAGATGACAATCGACCAACTGAAATTTAAGATGATTGATGTAGTGAAATATCGACACTTTATGTCTGTAAATGCTAAGATAGTTATTTCTGCCCTAATTCTGACAGGTTGCTTCATCTTTATGTCTGTTGTCACTGAGAGTTTAGCAATATGGGGTACTCTGATAGGATTAGGAATTGGTACTATTATCGTTTCTTTGATTATCCGTGTTAACAAATACGACACTTATGACTATGATACGGAATCAAGTGACAAGTTCATGAAAAATTATCTATCTTTTGGTGAATATCAGGAGTTAAAGAGGAGTGCTGAAATATTCTTAGGATATAGAAAGGATAGTGTTACACCTATTAAATCAAGTAAACCTGAGAAGACAACCAAAACACCTAAATTACCTATGTCTAAACCATTAGATGGTGATTTTCTTAAGGCTCTAAAAGATTTCTACTATTTAGAGATAGAAGATCAGGAAAATGTTATCTTATCACTAAAGGGTGATCAAAAGGTTAGGGATAGACTTAAATCTATATACGAAAAATTTCTGGAATACACAGAACATTCAGAAAATACTCTGGTTGAACTGATTACATACCTTCAGGTTATTAAGACTAAAGTATTTTAAGACCGAATTTTATGAGCAATAAATAAATAAAAAAATCCTTGATTTTTTAATTATAATAATATATAATTATAATATAAATAAATAAGATTAAGTTCCATTAGCTCAGATGGAACACAAATTATAATTAAATAAAAAATATTTAAAAAATCCTTGATTTTTTAATTATAATATTATATAATAATTATATAAAGAAATAAGATAAAGTACCTTTAGTTCAGTTGGTTGAGAACGGCAGCCTGTTAAGTTGCATGTCAGAGGTTCAAGTCCTCTAAGGTACGCCAGGCTTTATTTCAGGACCATGGTGTAATGGTAACACTATGGGTTTTGATCCCATCATTAAAGGTTCGAGTCCTTTTGGTCCTGAAATAAAGTTTGCGGAATTGGCGAAATTGGTAGACGCACCAGATTTAGATTCTGACGTGTAAACGTGAAGGTTCGAGTCCTTCATTCCGCACCAACTTCGCTGTATATACCTAGTAGTATATCAGTATTAGGCATCCTTGCAGAAATGGAGGATGTCAGCAATCTTGGCGTAGCGCAGTCTGGTTAGCGTAACGGTCTTGGATACCGTTGGTCGAAGGTTCGAATCCTTCCGCCAAGACCACTTTAGGTTCCTATCGTCTAATGGTTAGGACATGTGACTTTCTATCACAGAATTGGGATTCGACTTCCCATAGGAACGCCAGAATTTGCTTGCAAGCAAATGTAAGCAAAATTCACGTTGTGAAACGTAGTGTATCTAAAGAAAGGAGATATTGCTGAAAGGTAATATCCCAAAGGAGAACAATATCTTTTGGGATATTGCTTTGAGGTCACTTGACAGAGTAGTTATGTAGTGGATTGCAAATCCGCCT